CTGCGTTCTCGCAGCTCAGTTAGCCACATGTGCAACTTTATTTCACGCTCTTTCGTACCCTAGGGAAGTACTGAAACTCCCTAAAGTAGGCGAAGGCCCCACCTACAATCGTAGTCACGCTGGATACGTGATTCCTCAGGTAGGAAAGGTCGCATGATGACGGTAATTTCACACACGTTTGAGAACTAGCTTTAGGTCGCATGATCTCACAGAGTTGGTCGATACGAGAAGTACCACTCTTAAATTCTATGACATCCCTAGGGATGTCCTCTGTCAATAGATCACGCTGCTCAAGCTGGAAAGCCTCGGCAAGTACTGATAAAATAAAATCACTCTCTTTTGTTTTTCTTTTTGTTAATCGTCTCCAAGAGATATTGGTACTGACGACTCTAATTTTTTTATTGAGGGTGAATGGCAGTAAGCCGAGTCTCTTACGCTCTTTGTTCTCTTCCTTGAGATGTTGCTCTAAACGTGACCTGTTAAGGAAAGTTGTCACTACGTTATCCCTAATCTCAGAAACCTTGCGGTCTAAGATTTCTCTTTCTTCGTTCGGAAAGAGGTCGTACCCGGCAGGCCGGGGAACGACAGGAAAGTAGTTTGACGCGTCGAACTTCTTATCAAGGGGCTTGAAGCGAAGGGCCTTGTTTATCTTTTTGTTCTTCCTACATATCACCTGGTAGGGATATGGGAGCTTCCAGAGAAACTTATCCTCTTGCTTCTTTAATATTCCGAGGTTAGATCTGACGCATTTGACGAAACCACTGGTGGTAGTCGTAGCATCATAAGCTAAACCAAGGACATCCTCTACATCAGCCTTCATGTAAAGGGCTTTGGCGTTTGTCTTCTTCACGTGTACACTATTATCAAACAATGTTGAATTAACTTCTGCAAGGGATTCAGACCTCAGGCACTTGTCCATGTTGGTCTCCATCCCTACTTGTCCGCCGTTGTAGACAATACGACTAGCAAGGTCGCTTTTGCTACTAGGCTCTTTGAGCAGTAAGTCATCACCATTAATAAGACAACGGTGCTGCGTCCATTCTTTAAAAGAAATTTCCTTCCTCTCGAGTAAGTCGGTAAGTGACATGTCGACGATAGTCTTGTTCGTAAGACAAAGTAAAGGGAAGCTCATAAAGCAACCCATGGGTTGCCCCCGGAAAAAGTCCCTGGTAGGACCAAAATCCGGGTCACCCTCCTCTGGCTCGAACCTAGCGTCGCGATTCTTAAGGATCAAGTTGCCTAGAACCCTCAAACATCTCTTTTCATCATCACTCATCTCGTCGGCCTGCTCGATCAGGATTTCAATTCCGGCTTGTACGTACTCTTTCTTTATATTGTCAGTAGCTCCGATGTAATCGAAGCTAAGAAATTTCCCTTCACCGTTGAGCTCCGCAACACGTTCAGAAGTAGGGTCGCCCTTCAGAAGCCAAAGGCGACGTGAAAGCCGAGTATATAGAGATTGATGGAGTTGGGAAAGAACTTGATTGTTGTAGGATGAGTAGCAGGTTACTACTCTCGGTTTGCCACTAGAAAAGACTAGCGCAGGACTACAAGTCTCAGAGAACTTCTCACGATTCCAATTACCACCAAGCGTCCTCGGGTTGTGACACGTCGCAGAACCGTTGGGAATATAAGAATGCCTGTCTCTGTTCCATCCAGGTGGAACATTGGACCGAAAGGCTTTCTTATACCTTTCCAAATGATCGGTATCTACTTCGACGGGCTCAGCCATCCTATACTTCCATTTCCCGATTATCTTATAAAACCCTGGTTCGCAGGCTCCGCAACAATCCACCTCCACCTTCTGAGATGTTTTAAGGGAAAGTTCCTGAATTACATCGAGATCAGGAGGGAAACATGAGCGCACAGCGGAGCGAACCCCACCACACACTACGTCACCAACCTTTCTTTTGTCACCAGCGATCCCGAGTTCAGAACTGAAGTATTCAACCAACTTCATCACCTGAGCTTTTAATTTTTTTGATTTTTTGCATGGACGTATTTCCTCCACACTGGTGAGCTCTTCTTCAGCCGCTAAGGGACCAAACTTGTTGTCAGAACGGTTTGGAAGAACACGATCATTGGCGACAACAGAACCGTCGTCATTTTCAAAGTTTGTACCCTCAGCTCCTTCAGAGCCTCCACTTTCTCTCAAAGCTCGCCAACGCGCAACTTCTGTCACCGATAGTGGCGTCTCACCCTCCTCAAGATCGAGATCCTGAAAAGGATGAAGCCTGCTAGCGTCCGCAGCCCCCGTCCCTAATGCAGATAAAGGCCGGGATATACCTTTCTTTTTAATTACTCTGCTGGCAATACGCCGTTTCTGTTTTAAGCCGATAGCGTAGCGGCTAAGGGGAGTGTTAGATTCAGTCGCTGTGAATTTATGACAAGTACAGCCATCGCTCTGTGCGACAACTACTCCGTCAACTATTACACAGTATGGACACTCCCCCGATGATGCGGCACTTTGTACCCCAGAGGTCTTATCCGCCCCCGACCCGAAGGCCTCGGCCGAAGCCTGCTCATTTAAATGGCTGAGCAATACCAAGGGTCGCCATTTACCATCATCTTGCCATTCTCTTTCTTTCCTTTGTATTTCGCGGTTATCTAATTTTGTGGCCATGGTGTTAGATTTGAAGAAAGAGGTTGGAGGGTTACAGAACCTGTCCCCTGCCAGACAGGAGTTATTAGCCCTTGCGGACTAACCCGACGCCTCTACGACGCCAGTTCACATGCCGAGGAGCAACACCCCAGGAGGGGGCCTCTTGCCCGTACGTGGGCCAATCGGCAATCAATTCGTATTTTATAGACTACCGCCTTAGCTGACTGTCTAGCTTTTGTTTTCTTCCATCATAATCGTAATTCAGGAAGCCGACCTTGTCGGACGAGTACGGGTCTTGCCCACTCTCGGAGGGATTACTGCTACCCATGGGTAGTCTTACTGGCATTCCAACCCGAGTCCGAAGACTCTACCAATTTTTCAGATTTGGTAAACTGTAGGAGCTTTCTTAACGGCGTGAGCTCCGAAATCCCGTTCCCCACCGCCGATATAATCCAGTCGAGACCAGACTATAAACGGACGGATACCCTCCGAAGGACCTAGGTCCCCCAGGGTAGCTAGCGCTTGGCG